AAGTTTTATTTGTTGATTCAACAATTGCTTTCTGTGTAGAGCCTTTTGGTAGTGTTACCAAAACTTTGCCAACCTTACAATCTACTGTAAACTCAGCGTCATCATTAAGACGTTTAATCTCAATGTCTTTAGAAAGGTCCACATTAAAAGTCTGTACTTCATCACAATGAGGGCACAGTCCAGGACCTAACTTAATCTCGTTTCCAAAAGTAGCGCATCTAATAGCTAGAAGAAGCATCTCTCGGTCTCCAGCAAACAAAGAATCAAGTACTTCTTTAGTAGCTGGTTCATCTCCAATTTTAACAGTGCCTCGTTCTAAGATAGAAAGAAGAGCCTTAGCAGGATCTACAATCTTAGAGATTGCTTCTTCATCTACTCCTGTAAGTTCTCTAATTTCTGCATTAGAGATAAGGCCGTTAAATGGGTCAAACAAACCGCCAGGAAGATCTACATCTGTAGCAGGAGGCAAGGTTACTGGCGGCTTTACCGCTCTCACCATTGCCTCCTGATCAGACAATTCTGTAGCTTGCTTAGCTAACTTGTTTGCTAGTTCAGGGTTAGTGTGCGAATTTATAACTGTATCAGTATTCATATTGTTTCCTTATATGTAGTGGTTAAGAAAGCTTAGCTGCTGTGTTTGCCGCTGTTAGATCGTCAGCATAGCTTACGTCAAAGCCTTCATGTACAAGCTGCATTTCTTCAACCATAAGGCTGTTAGCTCCTGCATCCATGTTACTGTAGGCTAGTGATGTAATCCATGCGTTGTAAACCTTGAAGCGCAAAGATGTATGCTGTTCGTACGCAGTTGTTGCATCTGGAGTTGTTGATTCAGAGCCCTTATACCCGGCTGGGTTTGGGTGGCTGAGTACTTGAATATCTAGGTTGCAACGGAAGTTTGCTCCAATACCGCTAGTAGCAGATGGAGTCATTACTGCAAACAAACGCTTCATCCAAAGAGAGTTACCACTTTGTCCAAGCATTACGCCCTTTGATAGGCTGATTGGAGTAAAGGATGACTGGCCAGGAATCTGGTGCATGTTTGTATTGTATCCGCCTTCGCGGTATGCAATAGACTCTGTGTTTACACTTAGTCCAGACAATGATACAAAGCCCATTGTTCCAAAGCCACCATTCCAACCGGTAGAACTACCGTTAGTAGGTGTGAAAGTAACAAGGAACTTAAAATTACGGACTGGATCCGTAACTATTCTTCCGGCTGCCTGAATTTCATTACTTAGTGCGTTTGAGTATGGTTTTGGTGATGTAGGTGTAGGCATTTTTTAGTTATCTCCTTTACGCTGTTGCGTTTCCTGTTAGTTGTCCAATGCTGATGACAACAAACTCTGCTGGGTATTGTAGTGCTACGCCTATTTCAATGTTTACTCGACCATTTTGGATATCTGACCAAGTAGTTGTAGTTTCATCAACCTTTACGAAATAAGCTTCTGTTGGAGAGTTGCCACGAAGACCACCCTGTTGCCAGTAGCTAAGAAGGAAGTTTCCAATTCCTGTACGTAGAGCATCCCACAAACGAGAATCATTATTCTCAAATACAGCAAATGCACTAAGATCCTTAGCCTGCTTTTCAATGAATGTCAAAGAACGGCGGATATTGATATAACGATTGCTTGGTGAGTTGTCCATAGTACGGCCACCCATAACAACAATTCCAGCGCCAGGGACGTTACGAATTGCGTTGATTGGGTCAGCGTATGTGTTGATATCATCAAGCTCAGCGTTAGTAAATAGGTGCTCAGTAGAGACTGCAAGAGCGATCTTGTTGCCTAAACCAGCTGGAGTCTTAAATACTCCACGACTCTTATCTGTAGCTAAGTACTGACCAACCATTGCAGCACCAGGTGCCTGAAGACGAACTGCTCCAGGAATCTTGTTACCGTCTGGGATATTAACCCATGGGTAGTAGGCAGCAGCAATGTTTCCAGTCGTAGCTCCTGCAGCAATTGCCATAGTAGCTGTGACCTGAGTCTTAGCTGCAGACACTGACAGCCCTGATGGTGTGTCAATAACAACAAACGCGTCGTCGCGAGATGCTGCATAGACCATAGCATCTCCATGAATCTGAGATGTCAGTGTAGATGTGGCTGCATATGGAGCATCAGCCGCGTAGATAACCAAAGGATTCTGGACAGAATCAAATGATGACCATGCAGCAGAGTAGTCTGCACGCACAAGAGCAGCACCATTGGCTCCACCAGAAAACGCAGTAGCTGTTGTAGCTTCTGTGTATGGGAAAGCAGTGGTAGAAATTCCTGCTGAGGATACTCGTACAGTACTTGATGATGTATCAATTACAGACTTAAAGTAATACTTATCAGTTGGATCCATACTTAGATCTGTAAATGATTCTACCAAGCTTGTTGCTGAACCAACTGTATAGTAGATATTTAAACCAAAGCGGGTTGAGACACCTGCTGGAACTACCTGTGCTGAGTATGCAGAAGACCATGTTCCAGCGTTAATAGCGTTAAGTGTAAATACTGGTGTTGCTGTGATTGTTACTGTAGCTGTAGCTGTAGCACCTGTTACGGCTGTACCAGTTGCAGCATTTGTAACTGTAAACTGTGTTGATGTTGCAGATGCAATAGTTACGCTTGTTAGGTTAAATGCAGATGTGCTAAGACCAGTAATAGTTACTGTCTGTCCAGCAGCAAATGTATTAGAAGCTGTATATGTAACTGTACCTGATGCTGCAGATGCTGCAGTAACAGTGGCTGTAAGCGTAGTAGTTGATGAGGCTTGGTTAATGAATGTAATGGTTCCTGGAAGTGCTCCAGAGCCATTGATACGACGTACGTACAATGATCCTCCGCCATTTGCGAAGAAGTTGTATGCGGCCCATGTTAATGGGTAGGTGTCATTTAATCCGCCAAATGTCTTTACAAAATCTCCCCAAGACTGAATCAACTGAGGATCAGTTGCATCACCCTTAACAAGAGCACCTGCCATTGCGCCTACTGAGGCGCTAGTATCTGGCAAGCCGACTTGCTGTGGAAGAGACACTTCTTGGACATAGACGCCTGGGCGACTGAATGTTGCCATTTAGTTTTACTCCTTTAGGTTAGGTTATTTTCTTAAAGTAACGATGTTGTAGTCAGTTTGTAGGGGTATCAAACGCAGTTCTTTGCCACGTCAATTCGATATTAGGGTCTGTTAGTACTTGGTAAGCTGGTACAAACTCATCGGTAAATACTTCCGCACTTACACGAAGATTGTAGACGTTACTAAAAAGGCGCTTACCGCCCTCATTAGTGTCTCTTTTTGAAAACCCTAGGAGATCCATACGACGCCATGTGCTATCTTCTGGGATCCAGAGTTGTCCAAATCTATATGGTAGTCTTACTGGGTTAAGCATAGCAGATAGAATTTGCCTATCATGCCGTGGTTGACGTGCCCAAGTAGATACTTGATAGTATAAATCTACAGGTATAGGCATGCTGACCATGTTTTGTGCACCGCTTGTAGGGCTACCAAGGTCCATACCTTCAGGTATGTAGGTGAGTGGAACATAGCCACGATGAGCACGCTCACGGTCTTCTGATACACCTACCAAATCAATAGTGATGTATGGATAGGTTTGGTTACGAATGTCTTTATCAGGGTGCCCGTAAAACACAGGGACAGGTCTTGCAGAGTTACCGCTATCTGACACGGTCAGTCCAGTAATCCTCTTTTTTAGAGCGTTATCCTCATTAATAAAAATCATAGTTATGCACCGTTCCTATTTATCATAAAGGAGCGAATGGCAGGAGACAGATCAGTATCTGGAGTCCCATTTTCAATATCCAGAATACTATCGTCAGAGTAGGTAATTACATGTCCGCCATTTTTATAGCGCATGTTAATCATATTTATTGCCTCTGGTGTCCAGTTAGGCAGTCCCGCAGCATGTTGACGCAGAACCTGCTCATAGGCAGGGGTGAGTTCTCTTTCGGTCTTTCTTACCGTATACAGCACCATTGACATCCATGAAGGCTTACCCATTTTTTGTGAGCCACTTCGCAATGATATATCCTGCCACTAAACCTCCAACGACTTTCTTACCGCCGTTTTTATTTAGGTTGGAAACACCACGAACGAACTCAACTTTGTCGGCATCCGTTTCTTCACGCAGGATGCGATTAGTAAGGTTAATCATAAATCCTCCAATAGAGGTGCAAGGGTGTAGCTGCAGGGTTCCAGATTTCTCTGGCGTCATAGGATATCATAAACGAAAAAGCCCCCTTGCGGGGGCTAACTCGTTACTTCTTTTTGGACTTCTTCTCTCGCTTGTCCTCGGCCTTTTCGCCTTTCTTGCCTTCCTTGGCTTCGTGGCGCTTTTCCATAGCCTTAATCTTCTTAACGTTGGCTACATCCATCTTGCGGTCATCTTCTTGAGACTTAGGCTTGCGATGCTTCTTGTCCATCTTTTCAAACTGTTCTTTTTGCTCTTTGTCTAGACCTCTAGTAGTCTTGGCATCCTGCTTCTTATCTGAAGCCTTTGTGTACTTAGACATTACATGCCCTTCTTTCGTACTGCGCTGGCCTTCTTAGCCTTACCTTTTGAATCAGACTTCTTATCATACTTCTTATTAGCAGCCGCTAGGGTCTTCATTCCATGCTTATCTTTTGGCTTCATGCAGCCACAGGTTGCGCACATTACTTCTTCTTCTTTCGTAGGGCAGCGAAGTCAGAGCCTTCTAGCTTGCCGTCTTTATCCGCATCAAGCTTCTTTTGCTTAGGAGACATCTTCTTAGAGCCCTTCTTGCAGGCACCTTTACATCCTGGCTTTGAACAGCCGCATCCACATGACTTACACATTATTTCTTACCTTTCGTATGAGGGTTCTTTTTATGCCAGTCTCTGGTTGCCTTCTCGCCTTCTTTGACGGTCTTGGCTCCAGCCTTCTTGGTTAAGTTAATCTTATCATACTTGCCGGCCTTAGCGCTGGCAGCGTGATCAACAATGACTTCGCCCTTTTTGTTCTTCTTTACAACGTGGTCTTCCCCACCGGCTTTTATTTTTGCCATCAGGCTGATCTCCTATAGGTTAAAGGGGTTGTAGTTTGCAAATTGCTGGAACTGGCTATCATTAACCATTTCTTCAGCATTAACCTGAACACATTGCACTGTTACAAGAGTGTAGCGGTCTGTTAAAAGCCCGTCCAACCCCACCCTTACAGGCGAGAATACTTCGTTTCTAAATACAATACGATCACGTAGATAGAGGTCAGGATCATTAGTTATAGTAGATAGTTTTCTAATGTTTGCTGCAACCGTTCCATACAAACTCACAGCATTTTCAATGACATCCATGTTAAAGGTAATGTTCAAAGTATCTGTGTTATAGAAACCGCGTTGATCATGAAGGGTTGTACCCTGATCTAGGTTTGCGTTAATTGCGGGGATAGTAATTTTTGGCTTCCATTTACGTCCACCATTAATACCATCAGCTCCCACATCATAGATAGGGTCAATAAGACTACTGACCTTATCGTAGATATACCAATCAATTGATGTACCCACAGTATGGACCAGCTCTTTAGTTACCCCAGAGATGCTAGAGGCACGCTCAAAGTCAATATTAAATCGACCCTCACGCTTGTCTCCACGCATTTTATCTCCTTATTCAGTAGGACGGCTAAACGTCCCTGTTTCTGGGTTATAGATGTCGCCATTTCTTACAGCTTCTTTTCCAAGCTCTGTAATATCAACTACCTCGGGCTTACTTAAAACAACGGCAGCCATTCGATCATCTAAAAAAAGTGTTTGTACAACTGTGTTATCAATAACGTATGCCACAATATTAGGAGGCAATACTTTGGTAGGTTCTGTTGTCATATACTATTCCTCTATCTCTTCCTTGTAAGAAATTCGTATCGTATCCCACTTGTGCAGTGGGCAAGATGCGTTTGGTAGTTTTACCTTTTGAGACATAAAGCAGCCGCACTCTTTACAGTTTCCCGTAGGAAGTAAAGATGGACACGCTTTGCAGATAGCAAGACGCGCTTCAGCATCTACAGTGTCTACTCGTCCCAGGTTTTTATTATACAGGTCCCAAGGCCTAGCTGGCCGGTCATAGGGTGTGCTCATATTATGCTCCTTAGTTTGGTGATGCCGCAAAATTATCTACTGTAAATGCGCCAAAATTTGTAGCGGGTCCCTTAATAATACCAGGCTTTGTACCAGTATTGGGCGACGTTTGAGCCGCGGAGTATGTTCCCACTACTGTTGCGCCTTGATAGGCTGTAAAGCTAAGTGTGTTCCCTGAAGTGGTTACAACTACTCTAGTAGCTTGACTTGATTGCGATACATTTGTAGCATTTATTTCTGTTACGACTCCAGCAACTGACCTTAAAACTTTAACTTGATACTGAGTAGCTGTGGCTGTTTGGGTACAGGAATAGTCTGTGCAACAGGTGTAAGAGGTGCTGCAGCAATTACCACAACAGGTGTAAGATTCTGGAATAGCGTTTCCACAAGGACAGCCAATAGATATGCAGCTGTTCCACACAAATTGTAACTCATAGTTCATGCAATCACCATAGGCGCTGTATTGTGTACACACATACGCTGACTCATATCCTCCACAACAACAGTCGTTTGTATCTGGAGTTGCGTTTCCGCAAGGACAAGATCCGCAACAATAATAGGTTGATGTACAGGTAGTACAGCTTTGACATATTCCAGTATATTGATAGTTAAAATTATAGTTTGTACCTACCACAGCCCACCAGTTATTAGCGTCAACGCCCCAAACAACTACGCCAGTGGCATGTGTAATATCGGCTGAAACAACCATATTTGATGAACCAAGCTCAACTACAGCAAGTGGGTAAGATGACCCCGCTGTAGCAGATTCTTGTGCAGCGCTGCCGTTAGCAAACCAGGAGCCTCTTAAGTTGCTCCAAATATTTCCAGTGTCTGTGTTTCCTAAAGTACCGGCAGATGTAGTTCTAGTAAATGAGTCAGTAATAGATGCTAAAAACCACAGCTTCCAAACACCGCCTACCTTAACATAAGCGCTTTTTACCGTACGCCAACTTCCAGATACCTTAGTGTATACCGCAGGTACAGATTTCCAGGTACCTGCTACTTTAACACGGCCCGCCATTATGCGTACACAAGCCAGACATCCCCATCTATACCATTACCAGATACTGGAGTAGTCGTAGATGTGTGGATATTACGAACTACAGCTGACGATGTTGACGCTGTTGTTACTGTGCCGTTTGTTTGATTTACATATGGTGTCGACAGTGTTGCCCAAGTAGCGGTAGTTCCGTTACTTGTTAGTATCTGACCGTTAGATCCAATACCTATACGACCTACTGTAGAGCTTCCAGTTCCCACAATTAAGTCACCTGCTGTGGTTACAGTTGAAAGTGGGATTTTAGTAGCATCTACTGGGGCACCCCAAACAACAGATGTGCCGCTCATAACTAAAGCTTGACCAGATGATCCACGAGCTAGGCGAGCAACAGTAGCGCTTCCAGTACCTAGGATTAGATCTCCAGCTGTTGTTACAGTTGATTTAGGTATTGCTGCATCAGCTGTTGCTTGTGCCGTTGTAACGTTTGAGTTAGTTGTGGTAAGTTGAGCTGCTGTTACAGCAGGGGCTGCCCATGCAGCTGTTGTTCCGTTAGAGGTAAGGATGTGGCCGTTAGTACCAATACCTAGACGAGATACTGCTGAAGAACCTGTGCCTAGGATTAAGTCTCCGGCTGTTGTAACTGTTGAAAGAGGGATTTTACTTGTATCTGTAGGAGTAGCCCAAGTAGCAGTTGTTCCGTTGCTTACAAGAGCTTGTCCGTTACTTCCAATAGCTAAACGACCAACAGTAGCGTTTCCAGTACCAAGGATTAAATCACCAGCTGTTGTTACTGTAGCTAGTGGGATCTTACTAGCGGCTGCGGAAACCGCACTTGAGTCAGAAGTAGTTAAGGCTACATACTCTGTGCTGCCTACATATAGAACATTGTTAGTTCCTACTTTAGGGATACCGGAGGAGTCTAGGTTGAATCCTAACGTTGCTCCAGATGAGTATGCTTCAAGAAGGTTTAGGCTTCCTGTTCCTGCTTGAAGAACAAGAGCTTTGTTAGAGGCGGTTGTAATAGTGTTTCCGCCAGTTTTTACAAGGTAAGGAGAGGTAGGCACACCGTTAACAAGACCAGCTTCAATATTAAGAAGGCGGGCACCTACTGTGCCCCAAGAAGTCGTTCCTGTGTTCCATGTACCTGTAAAGGTAGATATAAGCGGGTTGGTGCTATCTGCTGAGCTACCTAAAACTGTTTGAACAGCTGCTACCTCATACTGTAAAGCGTTTACGTTATCAGCGATAACAGTGTCTACTAGATCCTGTCGCGGGCTGAATGAGTGAACTAAATTGGGATAGTCTGCTGGCATGTGTGCTCCTTAAGATTAGGGTCTTACTATACTATAAAAATCAGTGTATTGCCTCTGGATACCTAGCTAAGCTTACAGGTGGGAATCGTAGTTTGTCAGGTCTTCCCGCCTCATTTGCCATTGAAAGGTGGACTCAACTTCGTTACTGTTATAGCATAGGTGGGTACTTTGTGGGGTTAGCGTATAGCATCCAAAATCAAACTCAGCCGACTCCTTAAACCAAAGCCAATCTAAAGGTAGTTTGATACCTCTTTTTTTAACGTCATCTAAAAGCTTCTGTGCCCCACTACGGCTCAACATATACGCGGTGTTAGACCAGTTTTGATATGCCTTGGCTACATACATGCTGCCTACGCCGTGCTTGTTTGGGTCGTATAAAGACCTGTCCCCTTTAGGCACCCATAGATGAAACTGATCCCACCCTTCAGGTAGCTGCTTCATATAAATGCCCAGTAGTTGTTTACAATTATCTACTAACACTACGTCATCTTCAGCAAGAATAAGGTAGTCCGCATCTGTCTTTAAAAAGTTTTTCCAAGCCAACCAATTACTTGCCCACACCCCTAGCTCACCGTATTTCCACCCCACTCTACAAACCCGCCCAAAATACGGGGACCTTGAATCCATATATTTTGCTGGGTCGTAGCCTTTAAGGTCTACCGCTTCTTTAAACTCAGAGTTGTCGTCAAAGAACTTTTTAAGCGTCCTTGGCCCAGATATCAGCACAGTAGGGGTGTCAAGCTTTGCACCTATGTGTTGTAGTTTATGGTCCGCCTCGCTATACAGCCCATGTCTATCAATATCTTTTTCTGAGTGAAAAACGTTATATAAAATGTTAGTCATTTTTGTTATACTGTTTTTCTAACAGGTTTACGTAGGCTAAAGGGCTATGTGGAATCTCTTCGGTATCTACACCCCATTCACCGTACGGCTTACTTAAATCCCATCTTTTCTGTGAGCTTTGAAAGCTTGACCTTATATAAGGAACTAAGCTACATGGCATATATGCTGTAGGTAAAACAGTGTAGACATTAAACACATCGAGTCTTTTTAAAATGTGCCAGTCAACTGGTAGATCAATAGGGTTAACTTGGATCTCAGAGTATAGTTTGGATGCAGCTTTCTTATTTATAACGTAGCACGCATTAGACCAGTCTTGGTACACCTTAGATACATGCTCTTTGTTAATGTGGTGCTCGTTTGGTTTGTAGAATACATGAGTTGAGGGGTCTACAAAGAAGTAGAATACTTCCCAGTCCTCAGGAAGTTCATCCATGTAGGTGTGCAGGGTCTGCATAAAGTCATCTTGGATAATAAGATCGTCTTCAAATAGAATAAGGCAATCTTGCGGGGCATTTACAAATGCTTTCCAAGCAAGAAAGTTGCTAGCCCATACGCCAATCTCCCCGTACTTCCAACCATCTCTTTTAGAGAACTTTCTAATAACTTGAGACTTAGAGTAGTGCCCAGGGTTGTACCCTACAAGATCTATATTGAAATCCGGGTTTGCCTCTAACCACTCCCAACATTCTTTCTTATTAGTAAGAAAGATAGTGGGAGTTCCTAAAGGCGTAGTGATCTTACCCATATAGTCATGTATCTTTTGAGCATGTTGTTCACGCTCAGGGTTTCCCTTTACACTGTTTACTGTGTAAGTAAAAGAATAGAAAGCCATTTTAAACCGGGCTTACTGGCCAGTTAATCTCCTGAGGAAAACCTGCTTGTTCAGGCAGGTCTAGTAGATCTTGACGGTACTTAGCAATAACGGTCTTTTGTTCCTCGCTGTAACTGTCCCATCGAAGTGGGTTAGTAAGGATTGTATCCAAGTGTCGCAATAAGGCACCTCGCTCATTACGTGCCATCTCAGCTAGATACTCATCTGTTGGAGGAGCAGGTGGTGAGTAGTCTTCAATCTCTCCGGCATCACCGTTCATAATCTGAGCGTAGACCCATTGACCTGTCTCCGCTATATCGTCTTTATCTGCAATGTACCCAACAGCCTCTGTAACCCCATCAAGGGTTAAATCTACTGTGCATTGAAAGCGCTGGTCTGATCCCTCAATCAAACGCTTCACATCTCTTACATTATTTAATGGATTGTTTTCCATATTATTCTCCTATGCTACTCGTACTACAAAAGCCTGGGATAGCCCAGACCCTCTTGAAACCCATGTGCCTGATAAAGTTGTTCCCCCTGAAGCCCCTGATGCAGCACAGGCTTGAAGAACACCCACAGCATTATCGTACACCGCAACAAACGGGTAGACTCCGCTACCACCGCTACTAGCGGCTGGTGAACTCATTAGCGACGGTCCAGTGTAATATCTTCCCCAACCATCTAATGGAATAGGGCTAGTTCTACTATTATACTGCTTTGTGTCTATAAGCAAATATGTGCCAACAGCGTAGTTAGTAGCATTGTGAGCAGTGTTACCATCCAGCACACGCCAGTTTGCTGACTGCTGTTTGGTCCCATCATTGTAGGTAATAAAATTACCATCTACTGTCATAGTCATGCGACTCTCCTAAACACCTGATAGAAGTACTGCTCGTCAATGTAGTCTGCGTCGCCTGTCCAGCCAGAGGCTCTCCACACACCAGGAATAGCTGTGTAGTTAGTATTAGTTGCAGGAAAGTTAACTACGCTAGAAACGGATGTAATAAACCCTGTAACAGAAGTATTAGCGTAAGGGCCTCCTCCTTGTACGTAGTTCCAATACCAAGTAGGCCAAGGAACCAGGTATCCGGCAGTTCCATTTACTGCCACAGCATCATTAACATAAGATTGCGGGGTCTTTGGGTTTACCTGAATAGACATAACAAAAGCCCCAACTGCATAACCAATTGAATAATTTCCACCGATTGCAGCAATGTACGGGCTTGAAGTATATGAGTTGCCGCTATTTGCAGTTAGAGTTGTACCTGTCAAAGTAAATGCCATTATGCTACACGCTCCAATAAAACAAAGTAACCAACGGTTTGGTTAATACCTGCGCCACAGGCCATTCCCCTAGCTCTCCATGAACCAGCTAAGTTACCAGGTCCTAAAGCAAAATAAGATTGTGAGCCGTGTCTGGAGTCTTCTGCTGAAAACGAAACGTTTACTGCAGGTGAAACGGATTGTACGGATGGGTATGTGTATCGTCCTGTGTAGTACATGGCATTAGTCATGTTCATGGCAAAAACATATGACCCGCCAGTTGTAAAACCAAGGATGTTGGCATTAAAAATAGTGTTAGCTAATATGAGGTGGCCAATGTTATAACTTTGAGATGTTCTAGAAGTGTTAGTGTCTGGAACTATTGATCCAGTAGCCCCACCCCAAGTAGAGCCATCAGTAAAGGTAACAGTTGTGCCAGAGATACTAGTCGCCATTGTTAGCCCCTAAGTTCTTTTACTTGCTCCTTGAGAGCAGCAATCTCTGCTGACTGTTCTTTAACTGCTTCAATAAGCAAAGCTACCATGTTCTGGTAAGCAACAGATAGAGTCCCTTCTGAATCTGCGTGGATTAACTCTGGAAGAACAGCCTGTACCTCCTGAGCAACAACACCCATCTCCAGACTTTCTGAGCCTATACGGTTGTAGTTGTAGCCTGTAAGTGCTTTGACCTTATCAAGGGCGTTTGAAATAGGTACTAAGTTTTCCTTAAGTTTAATATCAGAGTTAATAGTAAGTGTTCCAGGAATTGTCATATTTCCAGCACTGGTGATAGAGACTAAAATACCAGCAGACCAACCACCTATCTTAAACACATTGTCAGTGTCAATACCCATATTAAGAGCATAAGCACCTGGGCGGTGGAAAGACATAGATGCTGGTCCAACTCCTCCAATACTTCTAACCGAGAAGTTTCCAGTGTCGTTGGCGTTCAGGATAGTTACGTTGTCAGGTTGAGCTTTACCTATAAGTACACCGTTCATAGTTCCTCCACCTATGGGTAGAGCGTATGAGCTGTAGTTAGAGGTAGTAAGACCGTTAGTTACAGAAGAGGCGGTAGTAGCAGTAGCTGCGTTACCATCAATGCTTACACCAGTAAGCGTTTGAGAAGCAGAGGCACGGTTGTTTGCAATAGAGGTAGTTCCAACAAAGAAGGTATTTCCATTTAGAGTAACTGTGCCTGTTGCTGCTGGAAGAGTAATAGTGTTAGTGCCAGCAGCTGCCGCAGGCTGTAAAGTAAGAGTTCCTGATGTAGAGCCAGGCATTGCAACGCTTGAGATACCTGTTAAGGCTTGATTAGCAGAGGTTCGGTTAAGAGTTACTGCCGTAGTTCCTACGTAGGCGGTGTCTCCTCGGAGAGCTGCAGTGCCTGTAGTTGCTGGAAGAGTAAATGTAGTTGTACCCGCTGCTGCAGAGGCTTGAACAGTTGTTGTACCAGAGGTTGAGCCTGGTAATGCAACGCTTGTGATGCCAGTAAGAGCAAGATTTGCTGTTGCGCGGTTTAGAGCCACAGCGGTAGTACCAATGTAAAGAGTGGAGTTACCTAAGATGGTTGAAGAAAGAGTTCCGCCAGTTAAGTTAGACGCGGTAAGTGTTGTCCAAGAAGAGGTAGTTCCATCTGTTGTTAAGAACTTACCTGTGTTACCTGTCTGTGTTGGCAGAGCGTTTAGTGCAACCCATGAAGCAGAAGTACCATTTGTTGTGAGGTAATACCCAGAGTTGCCAGTTTGACTTGGCAAACTTACAGGAGCTGCTGCCCATTTAACTCCACTTGCTTGAGCGCTGTCTGCAGTAAGCAAGTAGCCGTCAGTCCCAACAGTTAAGTTAGTAAGAGCAGTCGTAGAAGTTCCTACAAAGATTCCGCCCTTAGTAGTGGCGCTAAGCCCTGTGCCACCACTAGAGACAGACAAGCTAGCTGCTACGAGGGTTAATGAGTCAGCAGTTATACCGCCAGTAAAGGTAGCACCTGTTAAAGGCGCATAGAGTGCTGCAACTTGAGAAGCAGTAATCTTCCCGTCAAGTTGACTCTGGATATTTCCAGTCAAACCATCTAAGTACTGTATTTCGGTATTGCTTACGCTACCAACAGTTAAAGAAGGAACGCTGGCAGAGCCCAAAACAGTAAGTGCACTGTTTAGTACTGTGCTGCCCTGTACGTTAAGCGAACTAACAACAAGGGGCTCACCGTATATATGGTTTAGCTTATTTAAAGCCACCGTG